CGGCCGCCAATTCACCGGTCAGGCGTTCCACTTCGGAAGCGATGAGCTTCTTGAGCTCGTGCTCGAAACGCGTCATGCGCGCGCGGCGCGCGCGGCCTTGTCGAGTCTCGCGCGACCACCACCGCTGCCAGTCTCGATTGGATACGTGCGACCGCCGGCAGCACGCGGCATCAGTGGCGCGGCTGGTGGGATCCCGGCAGCTCCTGGCGGAGGCATCATCGCGCCCTGCGGAGGCATACCCTGCGCCATTCCAATCGGGCCACCTGGCGGCGGGCCGCCCGGAGGACGCATGCCCATCGGTGGCATCGGCGGCTTTGCCGGCGGCTGGATGATGTTGATATTGACCGTGGTGCCCTTCTTCGTGCGACCACCGGCCTTGCGCGCGAGACGCCCACCGACGGGACGCGTGCCTTCGTTGATCGCCGGGCCGCCGCGGGCGCGACCGACGCGGCCACCGCCGCACTTCGCACACTGACAGTCGCTCACGTGACCGCCGTCCTTCCGCATTGGCCTGGACATGCCGCCCTGCGGAATCGTCGAGCGCTGCCCGAGCGCCATCCGCTGTTGGGGAGAAAGGGCGCCGCCGGCCATTTTCCCGGTGCGACCGCCGGACTTCATCCCCCCGTCGTGCTTGATGCCGTCGCGCTTCTGGTTGGCTTCCTTCACGTTCGTGTTTGCCAGCGAATCTGGAGTCAGCGCGGCGCCTCCGCTCGCTCTCGGCTTCCGATCCGCCCGCTGGGGCGCCGCGCCGCCGGCAACTCCGCCGCCGCTGGCGTACTGGCGCCGAGAAATCACTCGAGGACCGGTCTGCACGTCGGCGTTCATGGCGCCCTCTGGCATGTAGCCAGACGCATCCACGCGCTGGCGCGGATCCGCACGCACGAGTCGTTCGGCCTTGGACTTTGCCTTGGAACGGGCCGCTTCTGACATCTTGCTCATGGGTGCCTCACGGAGTCGATTGCGCCGAGTGTACGTCGGTCGACGGCAGGGTGCAATTTGGGATCAGGTATGAGACGTCAGCCCCATCCTCGAAGCAGGCTTTCGCGAACGTGGCTTCCTTGCGCACGCTCAGCGTCATGGCGTACTGGCAGGCTAGGTCATACTGGTCGCTCTGAAAGTCTTTGACATGCTCCCAGCAATCTTCCTCGTATGGTCTGTACCCCCTCCATCTCTGCACTGAGAAATAGTCGCGATCAGTGCCAATGATATGGGCCACCCGCACCCTCATTCCCGCCTCCCGATCCACTTTCCGATCTGCCCCATGATTCCAACCGCGCGCTTCCCGGCGCTAGCGGCATCCTTCGGCTCCTGAATGACTTCCTTCGCCAGCCCGATCGCGGCGTCTTCCTGACGGGCTTCGCGGTCCTGGTCGCGGTTCTGGTCGTTGACGACGAGTTCTCGCGCCTTCAGCCCCACATCCGCACGACGGGTGTGCGCATCCATAATCTTCGCCTGGGCCGTAGCGACGTCAAGGGACGTCTCTTTGGACTCCGGAGCCGACGCCCCTTCGTGCTTCGGCTCGAAGTGGCCCATGGCGATCTTCGCATTCACCTCGTCGGCACGCGCCTCGGCGACCTTGGCCTGTGCCTGAGATGTCGCGACCTTCGCATCCGCGACCTTCGTCTTGTCGTCCATCTCCCGCTGCATCTGCAAGAGCTGCGGCGGCGGCTGCGCGCGAGCCGATGGCGGCACGAAGAATTCCTCTGGGTTCGACCAGCCCATCGCGGCGAGCGCCGCAGTATGGATCTTGATCGGATCGTACAGCGCAGGAGCCTTGTCCTGCAGCTGCATCAGCCCCATGATTTTCATCATGCGTTGGCCGGCAGAGGACGTGTTCGGGTCGGCTTGCGGCACGAGTGAGCAGTTGTCGATGGCCATCAGAAACTTCTGCTTATCCCACGTCGTCTTCGATTTGCAGCCGCTCTCGAAGAAAGTCTCAGGGTTCTCCTTGATCACCTGCTTCAGGAGTTGGAATTCCTCCGCCTGCGCGCTATGCATGCGCTTATGGACGGCGTTCATGACCTTGATGGCCTGGTCGATCATCGCCATCACGGTGCCGACTGGCACGTCCGCGCGACCCTCACCAACCTGGACCTCAGCAGTGCCGCCGATGCGCCGACCGGTCTCGGCCATGTTCTCGACCAACTGCATCAGGGCCGCCATGCCCTGGGTCGAATACGGAAGCGGCATCACCGCGTCTTTGATTGGTACCCCGTTGGTCTTGACCGATGCTCCGCCGCCTGGCGGCACACGGAAGATGTTCGTGTTCTGCCGGCCGCCATTGTCGGCCATCAGGTAGCCTGGGAAGTTCGCGAACATTCCGCAGTCAAGCATCTCGCGCCATGCCGCGGTCACGGCATTCGTCGTGTTTCCAAGGATGTGAAGGAGCCCGATATCGTAGAACCCGAGCCCTGGAATGAACGGCCACTTCACGAACCGTTTGCGAGCCACAGGCAGCGGAGCATCGTCCTTTCCGTAGTTGCGAACGACAGAAAGCGTTTCTCGCGATGACGTATCGATCGTGACTACGTAAGGAACCGCCAGTCCGCTGTCCTTGCCATGGTGCTTGTGCTCGAAACCAACGATATCCAACTCGCAGTAAATCTCGTAGATTTCGCGTTCGCGATCCTGCGGGCGCCCCGTGGTATTGACACTGATTCCCTGCTGCGCGCGCTTTTCGTCCTCCAGCGCGTCGGTCGTCGGTGCCTTCGCGTCAGTGAGCGATATATCGCGGTAAATTCCCAGAATCTGCATGCGCCGTACCGTCGACGGTTTCATCATCGAGCGGTGCGTGACGCGCTGGGCGTTCGTCAGGTCTGTTGCCGACTGATTGACGATCAGATCCTCGGCATCGACTGATTCCGATACCGCGCGATTCCGCAGTGGGCACTTGTAGACCTTCTTGAATCCGTCACCTCCGAACCCAGCCATGAGCAGCATGCGGTCTGTGTCCGGGTAGTACTCTGAGGCCCTCGTCGTCAGGTAATGATTCATGTCCATTTCGAGCGCCGAGGCCAACTCGTCGCTCAGCACGTTGGCGGACGTGGAATCATTCCTGATCTTCACTGGCCCATCTGTGGGCAGGAACTCGCTGCGGGCGTTCGCATTGAAACGCACCACGGCCTCGAGCAATAGCGGATGCCGAACCTTGCTCATTCCTTCGACGGGCGCGCCGTCGGCGGCGCCTTGAACATTCGGAAGTTCGATCTTGAGTCCGAGCAGCTTGATGCCCTGCGCGCGGTCGTCTATCCAATCCTGGCGGGAGGTAAGGTCTTCCTCGACTCCGCGCAGGAGATCGTCAGTGATACGGGATAGTTCTGCGGCGTCGATTTTGTCCGCAAGGTTGTCGAACCATTCGATGGGTTTCTCTGGCTTCGGCTCGTTCAGCGGCTTGCCGTCCAGGGATACGGTGATCGAGCCGTCGGCATGCTCGATGCGTACGACATTGTCGTTGTCATCGATGACCGGAGCATCCTCTCCGGCATCGACATGAACCTCTATGTTGGCCGGAGGGGGCATCCCAGGTTCCGGATCTGGAACCAGGCGCAGATTCGTGTTTGGGGCTAAGCCGGGCACTTGAACAGTCCCTCATCCCGCGAACAGATCGCCGGGTCTGCTATCGGGCCGGTGCGTGCGATGATCTTCATGCCGGCGATCTGCGATCCTTCCTTGAAACCTTTGGATTCGAACACGCGCAGTGTCGCGCCATTCACATGAATGCAGGTCGGGGGCTGCCCGCAAAGGTTCTCATACGCCGTGCGCGCTTCGATGACGCGCCGAATAAAGTCGATGTGCGGCGTCGATTCCATATTCGGCGGCGTCAGGACTGACGAAGGCGCGCTCACTGCAGCTTCGCCTTCGGCGCCAGCGTCGCCATTTCCGCTCGAATGATCGGGTTCATGCAGCTCTTCACGAACAACTCCAATCCCTTCATGGCCGCACTGTCATCGGATTCCGCGGCGATAGTGTAAACCTGCCTCCAGTTGTGAGGGAACTGGCCGCTAACCGTCACGCGAAACAGGTATGGACGCTGGACGCGCGAGATCAGATCGACGATTGCCGTGCAGCGCGGAGTGGCGGTTTCAGGCGTCAGGATCATGGCTTGCGACTTTCTCTGCGCGACGCGCGGAAACGACGGACGGAGTCGTATGTAATCCACGCAGCTAGGGCCAGGAAACTCCAACTCACGACAGCTCCTCAAACCGGATACAGCGGCTGCTCCCTGCCAACATACGCCTTTTCCTGTTCAATTTCAGCTTCCCGTTCCGGCTGGCGCACCAGAAGCCCCATATCGCGCAGCTTCCGCAGGGCGCCGGATGTGCAGTCCACGTACTCGTCGTGCTTCCCCTTCGGGAACTGGCCGACCTGCTTCATGACCGCCTCCATCCAGAGCGTGTCAGGGCCGTGGATGATGCCCTCGGCGAATATGTGCTGGACGCTGTAGAGCCTAGAGGTCTTGTCCTGGCTCTTCGGATCGCACAATTCCACGCCGAAACGCTCGCGACTGTACAGGCGCCTGATTTCCTGCGCCACACTGATGCCGGACGCCTTGTTCTCGATCACCAGATTGTCGACCTTCCACTTGACGCAGGTCGAAACGGACTTTTCGACCAACTCGTGGAACTCCAGACGCTCGGTCCATGCGTACATGCACATGACCTTTGGTGCGAATTCCGAGAAGGTGGGATTTAGCCGGATTGGCTCGCCGTCAGGCCCCATAATCAGCGTCGCGTGAGCCTGCACATCGCCCGAGAAGATCCCCCAGATGATCATGCCGGACGGGTCGTTCATCGTGTCTTCGGTGTACGCCGTATCGAGCCACGCCAACACGTAATCCATCGGCGGAAACCGGTCTTTGTCCCAGAGCTTCCACCACTCGCGCTTGATTATCCCGCCGCCCTTCGGCTCTGGGCGCTGCTGAATCTGGCCGGCGAAGATGAACGGCCCCATGGTGCGCTCAAGGCCCTTGAGAGCGGCCTCGCTGAAACGCTCAGGCCAAAGCAGCTCGCCAGGCTCCGTCCGCGGATCCTTCCAGCCGATAACGGTGTGCAAAGACCGCTCCGGTTCGTATCGTCCGGGAAGGCAAAGATGCGTCCAACCATCGGCCTCCTTCTCCAGAATGTGCCCCGTCAGATCGTCTTCGGCCAGCCGCTGCTGGATGATGATCCAGGCGCCAGTTTCAAGATCGTTGACACGTGTCGGCATCGTGGTCTGCCACCAATCGATGACCTCGAGCATGCTGGCTTCGCTGGCGACATCGTTCGCCGCGTTCGGGTCGTCGATGATGATGATATTGCCGCCCTCTCCGGTAACCCCGGCTCCGATGGAGGTGATCAGGCGCTCGCCGCCTTTATCGTTGGCAAATCGGCTCTTCGTGTTCTGATCCGACGTCAGCTGAAACCTATGCCCCCACCGCGCCTGATACCACGGGGATTCGATCAGGCGGCGACATTTCACTGAATCACGTAGAGAAAGCTTGTCTGCGTAGGAGGCATGCAGCATCGGGACGCCGGGGCCAGATGTCGGGGTATTGATTGGCTGCGCCCATACCCAGGCGGGAAACGCGACCGATACCGTGTCAGATTTACCGATGCGAGGAGGACAATTGATGATCAGCTTCTTGATCTGCCCGTCGACGACGGCCTGCAGATGCTCGCAAATCGCATCGACACACCACCCGTCCTTCCACTGCGCAGGATCTATGTATTTCCATGCAGACTTCAGGAAAAGATAGAGCGATTCCTCGCATTCCGCACGATCAATGTCGAGCAATTGCAGCTTTGCATCGACAGAGTTCGGATCGAAAGAAGCGAGATTGAACGCCATCGCTACAGAGTAGCGGGCAGCCTCATCGATGGTCAAATGGATCAGGGACTAGGACTTGCACCTAGATAGCGGGCTTCAAAGGCTCGCGTCCTGCTGTTAGACGATCCCTGAATGGTTCAGGCGGCACGAGTCGGACGTGCGTGGCCGTGGTTCAGAGCCACGATGGGATACCGGCAACCCACACCTGAGCTGAGATTGGCGGGCTGTCGAGGTGTCGATCCTCGCACGGCAAGATTTGGAGGCTCGCCTGTTCGCTGGAACCCAACCCGTAAATGGCGGAGAGCACATCGCACGATGACGATACCCGTGAGGGTACAGCGCGCTTTCCAGGCGGCTCCAGCACCCCGGCTGGTTTACTCTCCAGATTGGCGGAAGGCAGTGAATTTGCGTCACATACCCGTCAAGGTACGACCTGTTTTCGAGGCAGTCGCAGCGCGC